CAATCGTTGCATCAGGCACTTCACTACACGGTATCGACGGTGCAACTGTTCCTGTATGGAACTCAACCGTTAAGACCCTAGGCTCAGTAGGAACCCCAGGTTCACTAACTGAACTAGCTCTTATCAACCTTGTACAAGAAGTTGACAAGCAGGGTGGCGACGTTGACGTATTCCTAGCATCACCAGGTGTATACAACGCTTACTGGAACCTACTACAGGGCTTCCGTCAGTTCACCAACGGCGCCGGCCTAACCGGTGGTCAGCGTTCATTCACCTTCGAAGCTATGGGTAAGCCAATCAAGTTCGTATCAGACGTTGCTGCTCCAAAGGGCACTCTATACGCACTATCTTCAAACGAGTTGGTTATCAACCGTAAGAAGGACTGGTCATGGATGGACCGCGACGGTGCTATGTGGCAGCGTGTAGGCGACACTGACGCCTACCGTGCGACTCTGTACCAGTACTCAGAATTGGGTACCTACCGTCGTAACGCTCACGCTAAGCTAAGCAACATTGCCGAACTAGGCGCGTAATAGCTAGCTGAAAAACTCCCCCTGTGTCTGTCCGTCTCGCGGACACAGGGGGTTTTTCATTAGGATAGGTACATGGACGTAATTGACTTTTCCCGCATAGACGGTTTATACAGCCCCTACCATCGCCGAGTGTCAGAGGTAATCAATGACATGTTCCCTACGGTTCGCCTAATCCGCTTGGAGATGGGCCACCCTAACTTCAACCCGGACATGCCATTTGCCTTAGTTGACGAGCCGCTTGGCGTACCGTCTTACATCATCAGAACTTTGCACGAGTCTGAAATCGATCACCGCCTATTTGCTGAGCTGCTCCGGAACAATCTCAAGGACCCCAATTCTGAGATCAGTAAGATACAATTGTTGGAGATGGCAGAGGCAGCGATGGATGCCAAGCGTGAACAAGAGTGGCGAGAAGAGCGTAAGGACATCCTTAAGAGCGCTATGAAGTCGCACAAAAACTCATGGTCACACGACGGCAAGACAATTAGGAAGTAGTTATGGCAGCCGAGGAATTCACCCACACAGGAAACGACGTTTCGCTCCGCGTTCGATCACAGTTCGGCGACACCTCTGGTGCCCAGCTGGGTGACCCGGCTTTGCTATCTTGGATCAATGACGGTCAGAGAGAGATCGTCAACTCAAACCCGATCCTTCGTGACGTCAAATACACCAACCTAACCCTTGGCCAGTCTGACTACAGTTTCCCAAACGACAAAGTTCTGATCATCGAAGCCATCTACGTAAATGGCTACCCGCTAAAGAACTTGACCCCTCAGGCTGCACGCGAGTTCATTCAGTCAGCCGATCCTGAGAAGATGCTAAAGGCAGAGCGCCCTGAGATCTGGTACGAGCGTGCCGGTGTTATTTCGCTTTACCCAGTGCCAAACAAAACTTTTACTAACGGCTTGAAGCTTGAGTTCATCAAGAACCCTACCCCGCTAGTTGTTCTATCAGACGCACTGAGCATTCCAGATCGCTATTTCAACGAGCTAGTCAACTACGTGATCTCACAGGCGCTTGAAATGGACGAGAACTACGATGCCGCACAGTACAAGCAGCGTCAGTTCCGTGATGGCCTTGACCGCTTGTTCACTAAAGATGCCCAGTCGCAAGACTCGCTATACGGCGGCGTGCTAGCAGATCCGAACGATATTTACTAATGTCACAGATCATCCGAGAGAGAAGTGCTGCACTCCAGCAATTTACCGGCGGTCTAAATAACTACTGGGACCAGTCTTCTATTGCTAACAACGAGCTAGCCGACATCATTAACTTCGAATTCACTACAAGTGGTTCGATGATGTCACGCCCAGCGATCTACCCAGAAAAGAAGTCCGGAAACGTTGTCTACACGCCTGTCACTGGACAAGCTGTTGACATCATTGGAACCTACATCAAGGCAGATGGCACACGCTACCTAGTAGCCACTACCACCGCTAAGACTTGGATCTACCAAGTTGAAACTCAGCTTTGGACTGAAATTGCTACTTTTGCAGCAACCGACAGCACTCAGTACCTAAATAAAATTGTTCTTTCCTCGGCTACTGCGGGTCAGGGCGGTTATTGGGAGAATGGTACTTTTACCAACACTCCAACAATGCCTGCCTTAGGTGGTATCGAGCTTTTTCAAACCCGCTTCTTTGGCTTTGGCGTGCAAGGCACCGCTACAGCAAACATCGTCTACTGGACAAACGTCTCGACCGCTGGCCCATCCGGTGAGTCAACATCCGTTTGGAACTGGCTAGACGCAAACCTCAACTACATGTACGTCGAGATTGGTGGCGGTGACGGTCAATGGATCACCGCTATGGCTCAGGGCTACAACGACATCGTGATCTTCCGCAACCGCTCAACCTACCGCTACAGCTACGGCGACGTACCTGAAGAAGGTCAGATGCAGGTTATGCAGCAAGACATCGGAGCCGAGTCTCGCCGATCAGTGGTCAAGTTCGAGAACGCTCACTTCGTTCTATCTGGTGGCATCCTTTACAAGTACCAGAACTGGTTGTACTATCCACTTAACGCACAACGAGTAAAGTTCGAAACATACGACAACTTCACTCGGCGTTTTCAACACGCAGTTAGCATCGTGGGACGTCGATGCCTTGTCTGGCACAACGGATCCATGTATGCGTACAACCTAGATACGGACACATGGAGCGAATGGGAAAGCACCGCGCGAGTCGCCTACTTTACGACAGTACCTCGACGATCAGAAGAATCCGCCGAGTCTCTTTATTTTGGTATCGCTGGCGACAGTCTCCAGCAACAGCAGGGTCTTACCGACTTCTGCTTGTATCGTATAGAAGACTCCGCAACAAGCGCAGTCGGTTCTGAAGAGTTTGTCTGCTACCTAAAGACAAAGATTTACGACTTCGATACCCCTGTGGAATGGAAGCGTCTTTACTTCTGGGCAGCTGACCTTGCAACCGCTAGATCAGTTCGCGCTGGTGTAGTTCCTGTTGCACTTACTGAGCGTCCTATTGCCGTGAACTGGGATGAGCTATCCCAAGAAGGTCAATACGACAACCAGTTCTACAACTGGGATGAGCTTAGCCGAACCGACGGAGCCGACCTTGTGTTCAGCACTTGGGATCGCCCAAAGCAGCCAGGAACAGTTGAGTCTGTTATCCGTGACATTCCGTCAACCGGCGCTCCGGTACGTCTAGAAGCCAAGCTAGATAATGCGCTAAGGTTCCGTCGAATCTACTTTGAGCTATACTTGAGTTGTGACGGTACGGCGTCCACTTCACCTGTTCAGGTCTTCAGCATCATGCCGATGATCGGGGCAAAGGCAAAGATCGCTAAGGGAGCAAACTAATGGCAGGTGCGGAGCGCAACTCCCTACTCGGTAGCTACGAGTTCAACCCTTACGCTGCTGGTGCCAAGATCTACGGCAACATGACAATGAGCCCCACTTCAGGTCCAGTTGACAAATCCGGTTATGCTGCTCGTGACCGCAGAAAAAAGGCCAAGCGCAACGCCGTTCTTGCTAAACTAAAAGGCATGAATACTGGCGCATTTGCTAGTTCTGACGTTCAAAGGTTTATGAGGTAATGGCTACAGCTACCAAAACAGCTCTCGCTGCTAAGAACACCACTTCAGCCTCACGCGCTGCCGCTCAAATGGCTGATCGTAGGGCTGTAGTTGCCGCCAAGACTGCTACCACAAAGCCAGTTGCAAAAACTCCGGCTAAGGTCGCTGCACCTAAAACAACCACTACGGCTGCCCAAGATGCCGCTAACAGACAAAAGGCATCTGAGTCACTACGCGCTGACGACAATGTTTCAATGCGCATGATCAATCCGGTGCCTGTAGAAACAATCCCAGAAACCCCAGCTGAGCAGTGGACACTTGAGAGTGACCCGCTTTACCAGATGGCTCTTGCTGGCGGTCAATCAGAATTCAACTACTCTCGCAACGCTGCCCTAGCCGACAAGCAGGCTCAGGAATCAGCTGGCGCTGCTGAACGTAAGTCACTAGACACCGGAGCAACTGAAGCTCGTCGTCGTCTAGCTGGAAACTACGCAGCTCGCGGAATGGCTGGCGGTGCAGCAGGTGCGCTATCACAGGCTGAAGCTCGCTCAAACGCTGAGCAAATTGCTGCAAGAACTTCAATCCAAAACAAGCTAGATGCTCTGAACCAGCAGTTCCTATCGAACTACGGTGCAGTTGGATCAGACTGGACCGGCACACTTGCTGGACAGCAATACAAGTCACAGGCCGCACAACAGGCACTTTCAGCCCAGTTGGCTAGATATGGAAGCATCTAATGGACATTACCGATATCGTCCCACGTATCCCGACTGCTGCGGGTAGCGCAAAAATCGTTACCCCAAAGTCAATTGCTGCCGTTGTCAAGAAGCCAACCGCTACTAAGCCAGTTGTAAACAACAAGCGCACTAGCGACGCAGGTCTAGCTCAGGCTGCTGCTGCACAAAAAGCTGCACAACAGTCCAACGCACGATCAACCGCATCTACCGGCGCTGGATCTCAGAAGTTCCTTGCTGGAATGCTTTACGCTGATCCAAGCGCACAGTACGCACCGGCACTTGACTATCTAACCCAGCAGGAAACCGCTGCCAACGAGCGCTACGCAAAGAACAAGGCTAGCCTTACAAGCATCCTTGGAACACTTAGCGATCTTTCAGCCAAAGACTCTGCGCGTATCAATGAGCAGTTCACTCAGTCGATCACCGAGCAGCAAAAGGCTCTTGCAGCACGTACAGCAGAGTCTCGCTCAGGTGCTGCTGCTGGTATCGCTCAGGCTGAGGCTACTGGTGCCGAGCGTGGCGCTGGTCCGGGTATGGCTGTAAATCCACTTCAGGTTGCTACTCAAGAAGGTATTGATCAGTCAAAGGCTTACCAGCAGACATGGGAAGGCCTAATGAAGGCTAACCAGATGCAGGCTGTTTCAGATACCGCTACACGTCAGACCGGCTTTGGCTACCAGCAGGCTCAAGCTGTTGCTGATCTACAGAACAGCCTTGAAGATCGACTACTTACTCTTAGTGGCAACAAGGCTCAGGTTAAGTCAGATATCGCTCAGGCTAAGTACCAAGCACAACAGCAGGTTCGTGAAGCTAAGTACAACGAAGCTTTGGCTGCTGCTGATCGTGCGCGTCAGGCTGCATCGGCTGCTGCTGCGAACAAGGGTGGCTACGACAAGGGCGTTCTTGGCGTACAGCAAAAAGCTGCTGAGCGTGGTGTGAACTTCACCGCTCTACGTAAACAACTTGACGAAGCTTACAACACAGCATGGGCTGCAAAGAACCCAGACGGTGGCGCAACTCGTGCAGTATCTTCACCAAAGAAGGCTGATGTCCTAGCTGCTTGGAACCAAGCAAATGCCGGTCAAGGTGGCTACACTTCAATCGACCTCGCCGAGCAGCTTGCTGGCTTGCTATACGAGTAAGCGACTTGTAAACTTGCAGTAATCACTGCAAGGACGGTCATTTTGGCAGATAGCCCATTCAACCCAGCATCCCCGTTTAAAAAGGGAGCAGCGTCACCATTCGCTAAGCCCGGAGCACCTAAGAAGTCAAACGACGCACTGGGCAACATCCTGTCATTTGGTCAAGCGGCTATCGACACCATCTCAACCCCGCTCTACTTTGTTAGCGGCTTGGTTGACGCATCGATCGACAACGCTCAAGGCGAGCGCGACAAGTCTGGCAAAACCTACGACGTTCTAAAGCGCGCAACTGACAATGCGTTTGCATGGCAGTCTGGCAAAAAGGTCACAACAGGTAAAGACATCCTGACTAACCTCGGCTACCTAAAGCCGGGCTCAGGTGGTGCTGACGATCCTAATAGTGTTGCTGGATTTACTTCTGGCTTGATCACTGACATTCTTCTTGACCCACTTACTTACACTCCAGCCGTGCTGATCTCAGCTCCGCTAAAGGTTGCAGCCACAACTGGTCGCGCTGCGATCCGTGGTGCCAACATCGCTCGTAAGGGCGACATTGCCGCTGAGCTTGCTGCAAAAGCAAAGAATGTCCCAGTAGAGTCGCTTGCCGTTACTACGATCCCGGCAACTCGTAAGCCGATCATCCCAGAGCGCCTAAAGAAGACCGCTGGCATTGAGCTTGAAACTCCACGTCTACGAACCAGCTTTGCTAAGGCTGGCGAGGGTAAAGTTTCTAGTGTCTTGGCAAAGATGATGCCAGAGTCAGACGTAGCAGCTAAGTACAAGTACCAGACCGCAACCGTCAACAAGGCAGACCGCGATCTAATGACCGCTGCCAACCAGATCGCAATGTCGAGCATCATCGCCGGTCGTCGCGCAATGGCAGACACAATCCTTTCGATCGCTGGACGCGAATACCTAACTAAGCACGCCAAGGATGCTGCACGCGAGGCTAAACGACTTGGCGACAACATTCCAGCAAGCGCGCTACCTGTTGCTAGCTACGAAGCCCTACGCGCTGCCGATGAGGCCGTTCAGGAGCTCACAACTGCTGAGGCTGCTCAGATCACTAGCACCGCTGGTGAGAAGGCTGAGTTCGTCCCTTACACTCCTTACGAGTACGACAACGGAACCTTCGTTGGCGACGGTAAAAACATCTTCAAGTTCAACAACGTGGAGGACGCTGAGACTTGGATCGCTGGCACAGTGTCCCCTGCTGCGGCTCCAGAGATCCGTGAAGTTGTTGTTGGCAAGGCTGACAAGGGCTACAACGTAGCTGTAAATGGTGAGGCAACTCGTACTTTCAAGACAAAGAAGGAAGCCGACACCTACGCAAAGACCGTTAGAACCGGCGAGCGCGTGCAGCCTGTTATGGCTCCGGTTCGTCGCTCAGGTGAGCCGATCCTTGACATCAGCAACGACCAGAACATCATCACGGAGATCCAGTCTCTAAAGGTGTCTGATGCGGACGTAAAGAAAGCTCAGGCTACCCTAAAGGCGCTTGACGCTATCGCTAAGAAGGCTGTAGCCACTCGTAGCGGAACCAGCACCGAAGTTGCTAGCAAGGTTCGCAACCTACTTGGCTTAGACGCTATCAACACTCAGCGCGTTCTGCGCACAGTGCCACCTGTGGTTTGGAAGAACATGGCTGCATCTCTAAAGAACGAGATCGGCTACGGACCATTCAACTTCATTCAGGAACTAATTGCCAAGTCACGCGACAACCGCGCAACTGGCGAGCTGCTAAAGATGGTTCTTGGCATCAAGCTCAAGAGCGGTCAGAGTGTCGGTGCACTTTACGACAGTGGAGTTGCTTTCAACAAGCTTTCAAGAGACGGCTCAGTTCAGGCTGAGATCGTAGGTCGACTACGCAACATCATGGGCCTAGTGTCTAAGGGCAGCGTCAAAAGCAAGGAAGCGATCTTTAGTGAGATCGCAAAACTTGGTGGCGCAAATGGTGAAGCAATCGCAGCAGCGATCAAGGCTACCGGCTACCTAGACAACTTATCTGACGAATCAGCCAAGAAGGCTAACGAGATCCTAGCTGGCCTTGACGTTGCTGTAGAAGAAGTCAAGTACAACAACCTAAGCGAGCTAATCGCCGGTATGCGTGACGGTCGCCACAGCGTTGACAGTAAGACTCTGCTCAACATCTTGAAGCGTATGGATCCAGACAGCGCCGACATTGCACGAGTTGAGAAGTTCTCAGATGCCGATGCAAACACCTACCTAAGCAACATCTTGCTTGGCGAAGGCGTGCAGACCATCACCAAAACCAAGCGCCTAATCGAGCTAGCAAAAGACCCAGACGTTGTTCTAAAGGCAACTGGTGTTGGCTACGCTGATCTAGCATCTGCCATGATCATCAAAAAGATCAAGGGTGGCTACGGTCCAGAAGATGCAGCACTTGAGCTAAAGAACGCCGCCTACACCCGCCAAGCCGCTGCTGAGCGCATGGCAGATGACTGGGGCCTAGTACTCAAGCAAAGCCGCGCAGACTCAGGCCAGCCA